AAGTAGAGGGTCGTCGCCGTCTCGCCTGCGGTGACATGACCGATTCTGTGGGTGGTCGTCGTCAGCGTCGTGCCGACATTCGCAGCACCGTAGGTCTGGGTGACCCCATCTATCCGAAGCTCAACCGACCCGTTACCCGATGCCGGGATCGTGATGCTCGTCTCGACCCGATACCAGGTATCGACGGTGAGAGCGAATGACGTACCGATTACACCTGTGGCGGCAGCGTTTAACTGCAATGTCCGGTTCCCGAGCAGGCTGAGGTCGGCAACAACCGTCCCGTTCAGCCGCCATGCCCAAATCTGCAAGGTGGTGCTCGGGGCGCTTGAGATCCGCAGATAGAAGCGGGCGTATGTCGGGACATCGACCGTATGCGTGAGGCCGGTGATCTGCTCGTAGTTCGCCGCGCTCGGGCTACATTGGAGCGCCCTACCGCCGTTCCGCGCCACCGACGACTGGTAGGTCGTCGTGTTGGTCTGTCGGCTCTCTACAGCACCGTCACGTTCACCGCCGTAGGGACTTGCCGCCGGAATGCCGGACTCGAACCCGGCTGTAAAGAGTCGGGCCATCGGCCCTGACTAGGTGATGGTCAGGTCAAGGTCGCCGGCGGGGATACGGAAGGTGTCCCCCGCCGTCACCGCTGCCGAGCTCGACAGGTCATCACGCCCGAGGAACGTGCCGCCGGAGGAGGCCGTCCAGAGGCTAATCCAGGTGTAGGTCTCCGAGGTGGAGACGTTCGTCCACTCGATAGCCGCCGAGTTGGTCATGGCGCGACTCGCAGCGGCCGAGAAAGTGGCCTGCTGGCGAGTGGTCTCCGTTGCGGCGTTGGAAGTGCCGGCGGAGCCGGGATCGCCGGTGTGAAGTTTTACGTAGACGGCTGCGAACTGAGCCGCCGTGTTGCGGAGCGTATCGAGCCACGCATTTGCAACCGTGTCTGAGAAGGTGCCCATCGCTCCCTTTCTCGAGGCGAATGCCTCGTCTATGAACGCCGGGGGAGGAGCCGAAGCCCCTCCCCCATTGCTCAATGCGTGTTACGCGAGGCGAACCTCGGTGAACGCGACCGGACGGTAGACCGCCAGCGCACACCGCTTCTCTGCCCTGATCGTGACCAGGTTGTAGAGGAAGTCGGTGTCATGGCTGTTCGTGGCCTCGACGGTCAGACCGCCGCGACGGAACAACTGCGCCGCCGAGCGCGTACCGATGAGCGCCGTGCCGGCACCAGTGGCGGTGGTGACCACGACCGGGAGACCCCAGATGTGATCGGTAGCGCCGCTGACCTGACCCGAGAGCACGCTCTCCAGCCCGCCGTTGCCGTACTGACCCTGGAAGGGACCGCCACCGAAGAACTGCCCAGCGGTGTCCGTCAGCAGACGGAGGTCTTGGTAGTCGCTCGGGTTGAGGACGATCCAGTCCGGCTCGAGCAGGGCGGAACCCCGCTGGCCGTTCAGGGCCTTGAACAACTGCACGGCCTTGTTACCGGCAGCCGTACCACCCGCGTAGATGTTGATGCCGCGAGTGTTGCCCGAGGGCTTGATGCCGACGAGGTCGTTCGTACCGGCACCGAGGACGACCTGACGCTCCTCCTCGATGTTGACGAACAGCGCCAGCCGACCGTCGATGTAGGAGCGGACCGCCGAGGCGTCCTCCAGCATCTCGTCCGTGACCTTGATCGACGTAGCGATCTTGCGGACCGGCTCGTCGGAGGTCGTGAACCCGAGGGTGGACTGGGGCTTGGCACCAGCCTCAGCGACACCGGCAGCACCGGAGGTCGCCGTACCCTCAACCACGTAACGCAGCGAGGACGAGCTGGTCTGACCCTGGAGGATCAGGTCGGGAACGCGGACCTGCTGAAACAGCTTGTCCACGACGCCCGGAATGACCTCCGGAACGGGGCCGGCGAGAGCCGTACCACCGGAACCGGCGGTGATGCCGAGGGTGCCCTTGGTCTCGATTGCGCCGGACGAAAGACGCCCGCCGTTCTTGACCTCGGCCTGGAGCCGCTTGAAGCCCTCCGACTGGACGAAAGCCTCACCGTATGTGACGGGAGCCTTCGGCTGCGGGTAGTGCTTCATCTGGACGGGCTCTGAGTCCTCCGAGATGCCCTTGACGGACTCCTGAATGGACTCCTCGACCTCGAGCTGGTCCTCCAGCTCACGCTTGTTGCCCTTGAGGACTTCAAGCTTCTTGTGGAACTCCGCGATGTCGGCGTTCTCCTCGTCGGTGCGCGAACGCCCCTCCTTGGAGGCGGACTCGATGATGGACTTGGCCTGGTTGGCCGTCTCCGTCATCGCGTCCTCGACAGCACGAAGCTCTCGCTTGGTGCGCGAAAGCATGTGTATGTCTCCTGTTTGGCTTAGAGGAACGCGCTCAGGCGTTCCAGTTCGATTCGTTCTGCCTCGGGGTCTGCTGTCTGGTGAGGCACCTCAGGGGTCTGCTCACTCACAGCCTCGACAGGAGGCTCCTCAGTGGCGGCGGCTGCCTTGAGTTCGTCAAGGCGCTTCTGAAGTTGGTCAATCTCAGCCTCGATGTCCTTGATGGACTTGAGGCTGAGAAAGCGGGTGTCGGCGTTGGCAGGGCCGGGAACCACGGAGACCTCGAAGAGGTCAATCTCGTGCAGTTCGTTGGCGTCCTTCGTGGCCTTCTCCTCAATGACGAGGTAGCCAAAGGAGAGGGACATCGAGCCGGTCTTCATCGCCCGCCATGCCTCCTTGGCCTTCTTGCCGGTGAGGTCGAGCCTGCCGGCGACCTGAAGGCCGTCCTTGGTCTCCTCGACCGTGGAGGGGTCAACCGCGCCGATAATGTCCTCCGGCTCTCCCTGATGGTTCCAGTGAAGGGGGATGTGCTTGCCGGACTCGCGCCAATGCTCGATGGTGTTGGCGAAGGCACCGGGAACGATGCGGTCTCCGACCCGGTCCTTGGAGTACGCAGCCGCAATCGCGGTGAACTCACCCCGGTCAGTGGCCGTTGCCTTGGCTTCAAGTGTGATCTGGTGCATCAGATGACCTCCATGAGGCATTCGCAACCGGGATGCTCGGTTGGCGGTCCCATAGAACCGCTGGAGAAGGGCTGATCGAGCGGAACGGTCTCGCCGTTGAGCTCGGGGTGGGCAGAGTTGGAGGCGGTGACGATCCAGGTCTTCATACGAGCGCCCGGAGCCTGCTTGCCTGCCTCCATCTGGGCGAAACTCATGCCCCTAGAGGCGGTTCCCACGGCCCAAGAGGGACTTTCGGAGCGTCTGGCGTCGAAAGTGGCGGCTACGTCGTCTGTGGCGGCTAGTTGGGCCTTGGTGGTCGCGTTCGTCTCCTTGGCGATGTCCTCGGCCATCGCTCGGACGTAGTTCTTGGTCACGCGGGCGTCGAAAGCGAGTAGTCCGAGCCTCTGGGCGGTCAAATCGCCCTCTCGCTCAACGATTTGGCGGATTTCGGCCTCGAGGTCGTCCGCAAACTCCTTGTCCCACTTGCGCCACCGCTCAGATGGCACTGAAGCCTTGGCGGAACGGAAGGCGGACTCCTGACGGGCCAGAAGGCGGTTGCGAACCTCCCCGAGATTGCCCGCGTAGGCGTTGCGGCGGTCCATCTGGGCCTCTCTGCGCTTGACGAATAGCCGCTTGGTCTCCGGTTCGACCCCCGATTCCCGGTGTGAGCCGTCCTGCGGGGGCTTGTTCGGGTCTTGGATCGGCATGACGTTGGGGGCGGGGCGGGGGTTGTTGCCGACGATGACGTTGGCCGGCACCACCAACTCGTCCCCGTCCTCCACCGGAGGCTTGTTCTCCATCGCTCGGGCCTCGTTTCGGAGCAACCAGGGCGCTCCAACGGCTGCGGTGATGGCCTGAAAGCGTTGAACGGGGTCGCCGCGCAGCTTCTCGTTCAGGTCGAACTCGAAGTAGAAGTCGTCCGCCGCGTATTCGGCCTGGAGGAGGCTCATGTCGAGCGTTTCGGCCAAATCCTCGGTCAGGGGGGCCAGAACGTCCGAATGGAAGGCTTTGCGCTCGTCCTCGTCCCTCGGGGGGACGTATTCCAGCCCGTAGGCCTCAGCCACGGTCTCCTTGGTGAACTTCCGACCCGCCAGCACCTCTGCGTCCTTGGGGGTGACGCCCAGGTCGCGGATTTCCATGCCCTCCTCGAGCACCGGCCACTTCTTCGATGACCCCGTGACGCGGTTATAGAGGTCTTGCTCGAAGTGTTCGCGGCCCTTGGTGCCCCAGTCGGGCGCTTCAAGGGGACGGTAAATCCACCCGTTCTTCTGAAGGCCGGACTTCAGGAGTTCGGCTGAGGCGGTGACCGCAGCGGCCTCCTCTGAGAGGATTTCGCGCAGGGTCTCGAGCTTGGAAAGCCCACATCGGGGGTCGTTGGGGTCGTATCCGATCCAGTGAACAACGTCATCGGGGCTCAACATCCCGTCATCGGGGTAGTAGGAGCCGTCGCCGCGCAGAATCCGGTATCCGTCGATGCTCAGGTAGGAGGTGGAGACGATGTTCATCATGTGCGGGGGAATCCGCACCAGCGTCCTCCGCGCCCCCGGACCCTTGAACTTCACTGCGTAGGCGTTGTCGTAGAGCAGCCAATCCGCTACGAAGTCGAATATCCACCGTTTCGCGGTGGTGTTCTGGTAGGGATGTCGCATTGTGAGCGCGGCGGGGTGGTCTCCCGCCGTCTGCCGTTCGTTGTCATCGACCCGCTCGTAGAGCTTGAGGGGAAGCTGGGAGACGTTGCGGGCGATGTAGTCCACGGTGGTACGGACCGCAGGCTGAGTGCGGTACATCCATGCGTAGGTGGACGATTGGGCCTGCTCCCAAGCGTGAACTACCTGCTTGTTTGTACCGCCGAGGCTCTGAAAGCCACGGAACTGGCCTGCCTGGGCAATCTCGACAACCTGCGCAGAGGCCGAGACCGCCTTACGGGAGGCGAAGAAGTTGAGCAACCCCAACGGGGCTCCTTTCGTTACGCGGCAGCCGCGAGAGCGCGTTTTTCGTAGACCGAAAGCTCGGGTTCGGCCCGGTTTGAGTACTCAACGACCATCGAGGCCGCAGAAAGAACGTCGATGACCCGTCTGTCCTGTGCTCCTACGTTGGAACGGGTCGTCACGGAGCGGTCGAAGCGGTAGTCACCGCCCGGAAGGCGTCTGGCAACGGCGTTGAGGACTTGCCGGCGCTGTTCGGGGTCTCCGGTGTGCTTCAGGGTGCCGTTGCGGAGACCGTCCATGAAGGCGTCGTAGTCGGCCACCAGGGCCGTATTGGACTGCTGGCGTTCGATGACGGTGAGACCCATCTCGTCCTCAAGCCACGCACAGATGTCCTCTGCCCGGTGCATGTCAGCAACAACCACCTCAATCGGGTTGCGCTCAGCAATCTCCAGGTAGGCGTTCTTGATTTCGTCGGGGTGGAGCTGGTTGCCGTCCCGAGGGGGAACGAGAACCTTGGGAGCGCCGAGAAGGCGGTAGTTCGGCCCGACCCAAAGCGGCTGAATCGCCGTGGTGTCCCACTTCCAGCCGACATCGAAGCCGACCATGACGGGCTTGCCCTCCGGAATGTCGTCCTCGACCTCCGCGTCGTCCCACTCCTTGTCGGTGATGGCCGACTGAGAGGAGCGGGTGGGGCGGTTGCATTTCAGGCGCTTCCAGTCCCCCAGATCGGTCGTCGGAGACTCGAAATCCTCTTTGAGGGTGGTCGTGGTGATGGTCGACAGCGGATTAGCAGCCTTGACGGCCTCCATGTCGCTGCATTCATCGTCGGAGGCCACCATCCACTCGTGAAGGACCAGGTTTGACCCCTCTGCCCGGAGGTGGGCATCCTTGCGGTCGCGCTTGCTGGCCTTGCGCCGAATGTCGTCCCGCATCTGCTCGAAGGGCGTTTCGGGCTCGCCGGCGGTGGAAATCCCGATGATCTGCCCGGAACGCTTGCGGAGCTTGCCCTTCCAGAGCCGATACAGGGTCATGTCGGTTCGGTGGAGCTCGTCGCAGATGGCATAGGGAAAGGGGATGACTCCGTCGCCGCCGCCTGCATCTGCGGCGAAGACCTCAATCCCGAGTCCGCCGTTTCGCTTCGAGCGGATCAGCTTGTAGCCGCCAAAGCACTTGAAGCGGTCTTCCATCCCCTCGGTGCGCTGGACGAAGCCCGCCGCCTGGTCGTAGATGATCCGGGCCTGCTTGGCAGTGGAGGCACCTATCGGAATCCACGGGGACTGCGAGTAGTCCGCACCGTAGAGGGCGACCGTC